GGTTAGGGGGATCCTTTCAAAATCCCCCAAAAGCAGTATTCATCTATTTTGATGCAATAATTTTACTATTATCTGTTATAATTAATCGAGGTGAATATATTTGGCAACTTCAGACAAAAATTTTAAAGTCAAAAATGGACTTGTTGTCGGAGGTTCTGGAAATTTTTCGGGACCAGTTCTAATAGCTACAGCAACCCTACCAGAACACGCAGCAAGAAAAGACTACGTTGATTCCCTAATGAGCTCTGTTGGAACATTAGACGGAGGAACCCCATCTACTACAGAATGGCCAGAGGGCAGCATTGACGCTGGTATGCCATAAACCATAACCAAAAGAATGATATAATTATAAACTATGGGACTATTTAAAATAGGACCCGTATAAGGAGAGTCAGTACATGGCAGCAAGAATGCAGCAAAGGCGAGGAACTGCCGCACAATGGACCTCTGCAAACCCAATTCTTGGATCTGGAGAAATCGGTTTTGAAACAGATACCAGTAAGTTCAAAATTGGTAATGGAGCAAGTACTTGGTCTAACCTAACATACTTTGCTAATCTTAGTCAGATTCTAGATGGTGCCCCAGATCTTTTAAACACTCTTAATGAAATTGCTGCAGCTATTGGAGATGACCCAAACTTTATTACTACAATTGGCGATTCTGTTGACCTAAAAGCAGACATTACCTACGTAGATGATGAAATTTCTGATTTAAACACTGCGGCTCAGGGGTATGCAGATACGGCAGAGTCAAATTCTACAGCGTATACAGATTTACTCATTGGAGATGCAACTGTAGATGGCACTGGAGGAAACACCGTAACAAACAGAATTGCCTCGGCAGTTTCTGCACTAGTTGACTCTTCTCCATCAACCCTGAATACGCTCAATGAGCTGGCTGCTGCCTTAAACGATGACCCAAGTTTTGCTACAACTATTTCAACAAGCATTGGCACAAAGGTAAGTAAAGCTGGAGATACTATGACTGGCGACCTATACCTTCCTCATTCCCCAACCGCTGCTCTCCAAGCTGCAACCAAGCAGTATGTAGATGACCAAGTTTCTCAAGCGGTATCAGATTTAGAAGGAGCTGACGGAGAAATCCTGGGAGACATCTCTACAATAAATACCTCTCTTGACAATAAACAGGATAAGGTTACTGACGTGTCTGACACTGAAATTGGATATTTAAATGGAGTAACTTCTTCAATTCAGACTCAACTTGGCAATAAACAAGACAAGGTTGCTAACGTATCTGATACCGAAATTGCATATTTGGATGGCGTCACATCTTCAATACAGACTCAACTTGGTAATAAACAAGACAAAGTCACAGACGTGTCTGACACTGAAATTGGATATCTTAATGGCGTAACTTCTGCTATTCAGACCCAGATAGATACAAAAGCCCCCATCAATAGTCCGACATTTACAGGAAGCGTGGTCCTTCCAACAACAACAACAATTGGTGACGTATCCGATACTGAAATTAGTCATTTAAATGGTGTGACGTCAGCACTTCAAGCTCAAATTGATGCCAAGTTAAGCTCAGCAACGGCAACTGGAATTTATGCACCACTTAATGATCCTACTTTTGGTGGTACGGTTTCACTTCCAGGCACTACTTCTATCGGAGATGTTTCTGCAACTGAAATTGGATATCTTAATGGAGTAACATCTTCTGTTCAGACTCAGCTAACTGATCTAGATACAACAAAAGCAGATCTTGAAAGTCCAACCTTTACTGGAACTGTTTCTGGTGTAACCAAGTCTCATGTAGGTCTTTCTAACGTAGACAATACTACAGATGCAGATAAGCCTGTCTCAACGGCACAGCAGACTGCTCTAGACACAAAGCTAAACCTTGCTGGCGGAACAATGACAGGAAAGATAACCCTTGACGGAGACCCTACACAGGCCCTACACGCTGCTACAAAAGAGTATGTTGATAATACCGCTTCTGGAATTGTTGCCAAGCCACAAGTTTTGGGAGCTACTACGGCAAATATTGACGCAACCTACGAAAATGGTACAGCTGGAGTTGGAGCTACCCTTACCCACAATACTAACGGAGTTTTTCCATCAGGAGCTGGTGGGGCATCTGGCTGGGCAGTAGGCAAGGGAATTCTTGTAAAGAATCAAACAAATAAAGAAGAAAATGGTCGCTACTATGTGTCTAACATGGGGTCTGTTAGCACACCGTATGTTTTAACTAGATGCGGTTATTGTGATGAGGCTGATGAAATTCCAGGAGCTTATATCTTTGTTCAGGATGGAACCAATGCTGGTACTGGTTGGATTCAAGTAGTAGAAGATCCTACAACCTTTGTAGTGGGAACTGACGACATCGATGTTTTTCAATTTTCTGGAGCAGGAACTGTTACCGCTGGAACTAACGTTTCAGTTGATGGCAATCAAGTTTCTGTTATAGATGCCCCAGTTTTTACAGGTATCGTAGATGCATCTGCAGCTGGAGTAGAATTCTCTGACGGAGTCCAGACTAAAGCTGGTGTCCCATCACTTACTACATTTGTAGAAAAGACTGCAGATTACACCTTAGATACCCTTGCACATCAGGATAACCTTATTGAAATGAACTCTACCAGTCCAATGACTTTTACAATTCCAACTAATGCAACATTAGCTTGGCCAATCGGAGCATCTATGGACATCCTCCAAACAAACACTGGAGAAGTTACAATTGCTGCAGTTGGCGGGGTAACTCTAAATCGTACTCCAGGAAATAAGCTTAGAACACAGTGGTCATCTGCTACAATATTAAAGCGTGGAACAGATAGCTGGATTCTCTATGGAGATCTTAAGGCTTAAGGGGTAGTATAAATGGCAAAAAAAGAAGCTGGAGGAAGGTCGTCACAACAGAATGACTTTCTTGAGCCTCTTGCACCTGTAAGCATAGTTGCTACAAACGTAGGAACAAGCAGGGCTTTTGATAATGGTGCAGCAACCGTATCTTTTGAATTACCAGCAGGCTCTCCCCCAGCAACCTCTTTTACCGTAACAGCAACAGCAGCTGGACATACAACCAGAACAGCTACAGGATCTTCCTCGCCAATTACAGTAGAGTCCCTGTCTTCTGCAACAACCTATACTATTAGTGTAACCGCAACAAATGCTGCAGGCACATCCGCAGCTTCTGCAACAACTACAGTAGCAGTTACTACTGTTCCAGCCACGCCATCTGCTCCAACTGCAACTCCACAAGTTAATCAAGATGTGGTTAGTTGGACTGCTCCTGCAACTGGAGGAACAGCTATCACTCTTTATTACTGGGAAAGTACAGACGCAAAAGCAAATAATACCGCAAGCACTTCTGTAACTGTTATTCAAGAAGGCTCTACTTCACAAGCTTATCGTGTTCGTGCTCAAAATGCAAATGGACTTGGAGAGTGGTCTCCATATTCTCCTACAATCATCACAACGCCACCATTCTTCCCCCCATTCTTCCCACCATTCTTTCCGTTCTTCCCATTCTTTCCACCATTCTTCCCCCCATTCTTTCCGTTCTTCCCATTCTTCCCACCATTCTTCCCACCATTCTTTCCGTTCTTCCCATTCTTCCCATTCTTTCCACCCAGGTTCCCATTCTTTCCACCCAGGTTCCCATTCTTCCCACCTAGGTTTGCGTGCATACACGAAGACACAGTGATTGAGACATCTAATGGACCTGTAGCTGCTAAGGACATTAAAGTAGGAGATAAAGTATTGTCAGTTTCTATTGAAGAAATTGACAGCTCTGAAAAAACTCCTGTAGAGTTTAGTTTTGGAAGCTTGTTAACCCTAGGAGTACAAGGCTTAACCGAAACGGAAATTATCAAAATAGAAGAGCACCTAGATAAGTCTGAAATAGTTTACTTTAACGAAGACTCAAGTGCTAAGTACTCAGATCAGCACCCAATGTTTATAAAATCTGGCGAGGAGTATAGCGTTAGAATAGTTAAAAACCTTAAGGTGGGAGACTTCTTGATTCGTATTAAGGAAGATGGCACCTATACAGAAGAAGAGATTCAAAGTATCACCAACTTAACTCAAAGCAGTAAGGTGTACGAGTTTAGCTGTAAACCATACATGTGGTTTATTGCTGGTGGATACCTAGTACACAACCTTAAGGTCTAATAGATTTTAATTAAATAAAAATCTTTTTTTAAGCTATCAAATGTTTAGTTTTATAATAAGTAGCTACTTTTTAGGCTAAAACGCTGGTTGCCATTTATCTGGCACTATGCTATAATTTATCTATGAATGATAATGTAAACGACTGGCATACAAAAGATAGATCAGAAACTCATATAAACAGGATGCCCGATAGACAAACTAGTCACGGCATAGTTGTTTCAAATCCAGCTCTAGGGATTAACATATACAATAATGGAATTTCTGCTACCAGCTGTATTAAAGCTATAGAGACTTTAGAGTCCAAGCTAACCAATAGCACAAGCCAAACCTATAAGTGGCAGGGGGCAATGGTTACTGAGTCAGATGCCCCAGCCCTAGATGCCAGAGACTGTATAGATTTTAAAATTAGCAGCACCGCCTATGGACCAAGGAACCCTGAAAACTCAGAACTGTATGACATGCATCAGGACATGTTTGATGCGATACACCCATGCGTTCAAGACTACGGTCGCTACTGGGGAGTTGGAATTTCATATTATGAGGCTTTTAATTTTGTAAAATATGACGGAGCTGGAAAACACTTTAAGATCCACGCTGATCATGGTCCAGCATATGTTACTACAATTTCTGTAGTGGCATATATTAATGACGACTATGAAGGTGGAGAGCTATATTTTCCAAGGTTTAATTTAACAATTAAACCAAAGCAGGGAGATGTACTTGTATTTCCATCTACCTATATTTATGAACATGCTTCTTTGCCGATAAAAAACGGAACTAAGTATTCGGTCGTTGTTATGACAGATTATAATGACCGTGGCGGACTTAGATATTTTCCATATAGGCAAGAAGATCAAGGCAAACTAACATACTGAGAGGTGAATAATGGATAACAATGAAGTAACAGAAGACAGCGAAGCTTTACAAAAAAGAATTCAGGACTACTACCATATTCCAGAAATAACATGGTCTTCGGTAGAAGAGCTATCTCCTGGAATTTTTGTATATCATGATGTGCTGCCAACGGACATGAATATTGTAGAAAGACTTGAGCAGGTTCTTGAAGATAAATCAAATTACTATAACTATATGGAAGCTATGGTGGGCTATGGAATGAAAATGCCAGACTATAGAGACTGCTACGATTTTAAATATAAAAAAACAGATATTCAGCACGATAATTCAGAAGCTTCTCAAAAACTTCAGCAATTATGGCAAGATCTGTATGACAGAAAAGTTGCGGCAGTAAAAGACTACGCAAGAAAATTTAACATTGGTGAATTGCGATACTGGGAAGCCATGAACTTTGTAAAGTATGGTCCAGGACAGCACTTTCAGGAACACTCTGACAATGGCTATTCCTATAACTGCGTAGTTTCTTTGGTAGCCTATCCAAATGACGATTATCTGGGTGGAGAGCTAGAGTTTAGGCTTCAGGGGCTAAAGGTTAAGCCTAGGGCAGGAGACCTATTTATATTTCCATCAAACTATATGTATCCGCACAAGTCTTTGCCAGTTGAGTCTGGAACAAAGCATTCAATTGTAACGATGCTAGACTATTCAGAAAAGTATCACAAGCCAGAGTTTTATCAAGAAACTGGGTATTAATGAAAAAGGTTTTTGTATATGCTTCTGGAGATGCTGGAACTATAGAACAGCTGCCGATGCATCGTGATTGGATGGACATAACTTTTGAAAAGCATGCATACCAATGCTTTCCAGTATCTTTGTCAAATAGGCTTGGATGGGGGATATCGTTTCCAGAAGACATTACTTTTATTTGGGATGGAATAAATGATTCAACTCCAGACCATGTAAAAATCCTATCTGGTGAAAAGTATGCAATGTCAAGGCGTGGAAATAGAACTATCAGCTTTCTTAGCGACATCATTTTTGCTGGTGAAAACAATGAAAATCTTACTTTGCTAACAACGCCAGTTCCTAATCAATTCATTAGAGGAGCTCAGTGTATGACTACCTTAATTAGCACATCTGTTCTATCTAACGATTTTCCAATAGCATGGATGATTACAGAGCCTAATATTGAAATAACAATTCCAGCAAACACTCCAGTTGCAGCAATCATGCCAATATCTTTGTCAGATATTCAAAACCATGAAATAGAAATTAGAGGCGGCAGGCCAGAATATATGACACAAGAATGGTCCAGGAATATGTCGGAGCGAGCAGAAGCTCAACAAGCTATGAATTCTAGGGGAGAGTGGACACATTTTTACAGAGATGCCGTCGATCACAATGGCTGTCCAGCTGGCTATCATGATGCCAAAAAGATTTTAATGAAGGTGAAAAAAGATGCCATTAATTAAGTTTGTAACGAATAGGGCTTGGCTTTCCGAAGAAGATGCTTCTGCTCCAAAGCCAACTTCAAAAAGCCTTCCAGAATGGTATATTTCAGCAGATAGATTTTACAAAACCCCAGATGGAAAAAGTTACGTAGGTCCAGACGGAGGAAAGGTCCCCACCTGGAAGGCTTGTCCAGCAATGTATGATGTTCTTACTACTGGTTATGTCTATAGAACTCCTTGTGATATTGAATTTTTTATGGATAACAATGGTAAGATCTCTGCAAAAGTTTTAGACCCAAAGTATTCTGATTTTATCCACGACAGAGAAAAAATGCCACAGTTTGACGGACCAAGAGGCTATCACGAAAAACACTTTGCATGGTTTCCAGACTGGGCCGTAGAGGTTCCAGAGGGATATAGCGTTCTTTATTCACAACCCTATGATAGATATGATCTGCCATTTTTAACAACTAGCGGTATAATTGATAATGATAAGGTAAACTTGCCAGGAACCATGCCATTCTTTATTGCTAAAGATTGGACTGGGGTTTTGCCAGCAGGGACTCCTTATATGCAAATGATGCCATTTAAGAGAGAAAACTGGACATCTGAGTATGTAAAAGAGTCAGGGCTGTCTATCGTAAAAAAGAATATGGCAAATTCTGATAAGTATAGAGTTCCAGATGGCGGGGTATATCTAAGAGATGTTTGGGAAAAAAGAAAGTATGAATAGGAGAATGTTTTTATGAAAGATTTAATGAATGGCCATTTTGTAGATAGAGTATCCATAACGCCGTCTGGATTTTTTGGAGAGTCTGCAGATAATATTGTGGCCCTTGAAAATTTTATGACAGAAGAAGAAATATCAAGGCTAAATAATTTTATTAGAAATAATAATAACTGGGACGTCACAGAAACTCATCATAATGAAAATGGAACAGTAATTTATGATGCAGACTATTGGGCAAATCGTGTTGCCACTTACCCAACAATTCAAAAGGGCGATCCAGAGATTCCAGATCTTATAGAAAAAATGGTAGCAAGGCTAAAAATTGAAGTAGATAACTTTTTTGGAGTTGACGCTAATCCGACTAGCCCAGCCATGGTCAGATGGCTTCCTGGGCAGCTACAGATGCCACATGCCGACAAAGAGCTACACGAAGGCCCAGATGCTGGAACACCAAACGATTTTCCATATTACGATCTAGCTGGACTATTCTATATCAATGATGACTATGAGGGCGGAGAGCTTTATTTTCCAAATCAGGGTATTCAGTTTAAGCCAAAAGCTGGAGCAGCATACTTCTTTCCTGGAGACAAAAACTATATCCACGGGGTAACTGAGATAAAGTCTGGAATAAGATATACGGTTCCTTTCTTTTGGACAATACTGTCGCATAAAGAAAAGTCCTAAGTTGTGATATACTTTTTATAGGAGAATCTTTATATGGTAAACTTAAACAATAAAAACAGACTAACAAAAGATATTGTGGTCTATGAAAATTTTTTAACACCTGAAGAATCTTCAAAAATTATAGAGGTTTTGGATAAGTCTGCCTCTAATCAAACTCTTACTTGGATGCCAATTTCTTTTTACGAGTCCTACTCTTCCACACTTCCAAAAGAGGGCGACGCCGAAATTGTAGAGGCTGGATTACCATCTGATATTTTTGCACAAATTAAGGGTAAAATAATTGAGGCAGTAGCCTCTGTTCATGATTTAGATCCAAAAACAATAGTTGAAATAGGTTATCATACTCAAAAGTGGGAGCCAGGAGCATATGCTAGAGTACACTCCGATAACACAGATGAACACGGAAACTCTGGACCATTTGCAAGAAGTCGATATGCAGCATTCCTTTATTTAAACGATGATTTTTCTGGAGGACTTTTAAAGTTTCCAAAACAAGATTTGGAAATAGCTCCAAAGGTTGGAATGTTAGCAGCATTTGATGGTGGGTTTAACAATATGCACGAGGTAACATTAATAGAATCTGGTGTTAGATACACGATAGGATCATTCTGGGATGATCGTGGAGAAGATGCATATCCCCAAGAGCTAAGAGATGCCTGGGCAGAAGAAATGAAAAAAGTTAGAGAAGCCCAAGAGGTTGAAAGAAAAGAGTGGCAAGACCTACTTAAAGATGGATATAAGTTGGATATGGATGGCAAGCCATACAAGCTAGAAAGTGACTCAGATGCTTGAAAAACTAAAGGACTTGTTTACAGAAAATGATATTGCCTTTACAGAAATTACAGACGAACTTATTTCTATTGAAAACTTTCTTACTGACGAGGAGTTAGAGTTTATCTGGAGTAGAATAAATTCAGCAACCCAGGAAGATTGGGAAATAGAGTATACCTCAAATTTAAAAAACTTTTGTCTTCAAAAATTTGGAAGAGAAGATGTCGATAACCTAGTTGCTGAGGGAAAATTTGAAATTACTCAAAACTGGAATGATAAAAATCTAAACATTAGCAATTCTTCACAATATCACATATTTTATGAGAGACTAAACTCACTAACCAAAAAGACAGAGTCTAGCCTAGAATTGAGTGGATTTGCCACAATTCAAAGAATGCAGCCAGG